TTGCAGACCCGGATGACTTCGAGTGCTTCATGAACATCGCGAAGAAGTCTGCCGAGACATACGGTGCTCAGTTCACGTACACCCTCGTTGTCGCTCCTGAGATGTAATGGAAGAGCAAGGAAGAGGACAAGCTCAAGAAGGACATCGAAAAGATGATCGAGAACCGGGACGGATAGGCCCGTTTAACTTGGCTTGCTACCGATGACTCTCGCCAAGTATCTCTTGCACTGCTTGCAGGTCACATGGGCAGGTACAGCTGATTGCCTCCTGCCTATCCAGCGCCCACAAGCAGAACGGTACATCAGCCTTCCATCCTCCATGCGATGCCGGTCACCCCGAATCCAGTGACGAATCATCCGCATAGTTCCGCCCTATCAGAAAGCCCCTGAACCCCCCTGACGGCGGGGTCCACATCTCCCCACTGCTTAAAAAAGCTAATGGTGTGGCGTGTCAGGAGGACCAGGGGAGGTGCTACCCCTCGAAGTCTTCAGCAAGGTCGTCAATGGCCTCTTCCGGCTTCTTCTCTACCTTCTTGACGGTCTTCGTGTCCTCAACAGCCTTGCCAGCCATAGCGGAGATGAACTGCTTCATCAGATCCTTGAGCTCACCGTCACTTGAATCGTCTTGCTTCTTGGAGAGAACCTCGATCAGTTCCTTGTTAGCATCCGCCATGTTGATGTTGACATCAACCGAAGGAACACCGTTCTGATATCGAAGGTCCATCGCATTGTTGGCATCAATCCACTTGCATGCCAAGATGACGGACTCCTTCCCGTTTAGGTTTGGCCGGATGTCAATCTCGTACTCTCCAAGCTTCCACTCACCATTCGGCTGAGAGTTCCTGATGTTCTTGACCATGGCCTTGAGGCCAAGGTCGCACATGCTCTTCCACAACTCCGAATCGACCTTGTTCATCACGCCCTCAAGAGGCCAGTGCGCGTGCATCAGGCGGTTGCGGTAGTCCTTCCACTCCTTCTTGGCCTTCTTGTCGATGACGTTGTCATCAAGCACTTCACGTAGCAATGACACGAATTCGGTTGATTGGATGACCTTCGGTGGCCCAGCTTGCTGGCCTGCAGTCTCAGACATACGAAGCTTGTGCGGGTTGCTTGAGGTGGCCTGGTCAATGAGGGACATCGGTTCTCCTAGTCAGTAAAGTCTGCTTCTGGCTCTGGAAGGTCGTTCTTCTTGGCCTTCTCGACCAAGTCCTTGACCTTTGATTTCCGTTGCCTCTTGGGTTTCTCGTCCGGTTGGACATCGATAACATTCTGTTCGATTGTACCACTATCCTTAACTGACTCGTCATGCCCATTGTTGGCAGTGTCAGTCCATGCGTCATCATCGAATTCAGTCTTGATGTCATGCTCAAGCACAGCTGCAGCTTCGGGGGTCAGTGTCAAATACTTGCAGATGCGCCGAATGACAGTCTTTCTCCACATTTCTGAAGTGTGCTGGACCCATGGTCCACTGTCGGAGCTTCTGGATGATTTTCTAATCTTGTTGATTTGATGCTTTGACATCACCTCAACCAGTCTCCTTCCATCCGTGAAGTAGCACACGGCATAGGCCAACTTCAGGTCACCTGGGTCATCATGATTGACTCGATGCTTTAAGACATCTCCACTCTCAAGATCAAAGTAATGCTCGAACTCATCGTTCTCGTGGACCACGCGGGAAACAAAATGAGCGACCTCTTCAGAGCGTTTCGCAAGGTCCATCAAGCCCGTATACTCAATCCAGAGCTCAGCATCGTAACTCTTTGCCCTCTTGTTCCACATTGGTATAAGAGAGGCGCGATGAAGGACACCACCGGCAACCAGATTCAATTCGCACGCCCTAGCCAACGCCAAGTAGACTGAAGTTGGTGAGCACTGCACAAGACGTTCGTTCCTTGATGCCTCAAACATTGCGACTCGGATGATGCGGTCAACATCCGTCCCCTTCGGGGCAATCTCCACAAGGCTACCGCGCTTTGTTCCAAGGAACTGATTGAGGGAAGCAAGCTTGTCTCGCGTGCTAATCGCTGTTGTCATTTCGTGGCTCCATGATTCGAAGCATGCGGTTTCCAGGCTTCTCGTTAACGTATTTTTCGTAGAGTTCAGGGTGGTCGGTGCTGAACGTCTTCTTATCGAATGTCTTTCTTGGTGATGAGGGCTTCCATGTTGCAATCTCAGCTATTCCCAATGACTCACCGATGCAGTGCCGAAGTCGATTCTCGAGTTCGTTCTTCTTCTCTCCAACCTCTTTGTGCTCTTGGCGAACCTTCAAAAGTTTCTCGTACAAGCCGCGCTCTGCTACAGTTGCGGGGCGCAGTACTTCGTTTTTCACTCGAGGATGCAGCTTGCCAAGAGTCTCCCGGCAAAGGTCTGTGCCATCAACTGGTGGTGGTGTCTCATCAACCACATGCTTCTCCCACCATTCATCGGCCACATCGAGAATCTGCTGCCCCAACTCCTCGTCCCGCATCATCCGATACACTCGGAAGTCATCAAGGTTGAAGAGGGTCGCGATGTCCCAGTAAGGTGCGTCGAAGATCTCCATGTAGACCCGCATCTGCAACTCTACATCTAGTGGCACATCCGTGGTCCTGGTCTTGCCCCACCCTTTCCGGCGTCGTCTGGTCTTGGCGTCCATGCCGAACGTGATGTCCTTGTACTCCACGAGTCGGTCTGGAGTCCCAAAGATGCGTGGCCGGGTCGGATGCCAAGTCAATCCCTTCTCCCAAAGGCGACATCCCTCCCCAAGATGGAGCTCGTACAACTCGCAAACGTACTTCTCCATGACTCGGCCACGCATCAGGATCTGATTGTCAGAGGACTCCGATGCATAAATGCCCGTTTTCTCGGACCAAAGCTTGAATACACTTCCTTCGAAGCAACCAATCTTGTCAGCTGAATCAGCGCCCGCCATCATGATGCGGGCAATATCAGTACCGCCCAGCCCTTTCTTGCGTTCAGCAAGCCAGGCCTCTCTCTCAGCTTGGTTCATGGTTGTTTCTCCTTGGGCCAAGGTACTACTTTACCTCAAGTGTGTCAAGGAGACACACCCCGCTGTGGACAGAAGATGTCCGCTGCGCTATTTTCGATTGACAAGGTGTGTCTAATGGTCCTCGAAAACTATCGGAAGAGCCTGCCTGGAAAGAGTACTCGGGTCGCATTCACGAAGTGGCTCAATGGGCAGCTGGGTGAGTTTGATTTGAGTTTGAGCATTGGATATCTTCGTGACCTTGAGTACGGTCGAAAGACACCGTCGTTGCCACTGGCGATTGGTATCGAAAAAGCAACCGGTGGTGTAGTCTCTGTAAGAGAATGGCCTGGGCTTAAATCAGGCCTTCGTTCCTAAATGTGGAGTAGACAATGAGCCTCAAAGAGAAAGCTGATGCAATGCGCGTCGTTGCCACGGCCAAGAACTGCCGACATGGCTATCAACTGACTCAGGTAATTCCTGTACTCTATGCGTACATCGATGAGTTGGAAGACAAGCTTGCTCGCCCAGCGCCTGCCAAGAAGGTAGCGCCTGCCAAGAAGGTAGCGCCTGCCAAGAAGGTAGCGCCTGCCAAGAAGGCAGCACCGGCCAAGAAGAAGACTACCAGGAAGTAGTCAGCCTTCGATGGGCTTCTTCAGGTTTGCCATCATCATTTGGTAGGCACCGAAAGTTTTCTGTGCCTCTAGGTGCTCCTTAATGGCCGTAATGACGGAGGCCTGCGTCACGGTTTGAGCAACGACTTCGTCATCAAGGTCCAGCACTTCCATCTGCTCGTCATCAACACGAACGGTCCAGCCATCCGGCATGGTCCAGATGTTCTTGATTTCATCTAAATCAGACATCAGCATTCCTGTGGTTCGATGATGTTGGTATAGCCACACCCTTTCGCCATGATGGGTACGTTGTCCATCCAGTGCTGTATTGAGCGATTGGTCATGTCCTTCCCACGATCATAGCACTGTGTAGCCAGAGCTCTGTTGCCGGTGGCGGTACATACCCAGAAGAAATCGACGGCCTTATGAAGTTCATGGCGGACATTTTCTGTCATTGACATCGCAGCATACGGACTGATCATCAGCCATGCATAGATTCTATCAAGCGTGTCTTCATCGATTTGACCGCCATCCTGGTACCACTCAAAGCAAACTTCATGAACGACGTTGATGAGTTCCTCGTGGCATGTGAACGTCTGGGTGCTGAATGACCCTGGCTTTTCAAACAGCATGTAGTCAACGCCGTATGCAATGAATGCAACGTACTGACCATCTTCAACGAACGTCTTGACCTTGTTGGCAATGGAGTGCGTGAGGAATCGGTCACCACCATGAACTGACCGAATGCGTTTTGCCTTCATCTTTCCAAAGAGTGCGTCTTTGTCGTCCTCTGTGAGGTACAGGTCTATAGTCTCCATCACATCTCGTGAGTCACACGTAAGTACTTCTGTCGGCATCAATTCTCTCCATCTGCATTTTCAACAAGTTCTGGCTTTGTGATCGGGATGATGTTGTCTTCTTCTGGCTTCACCCACACGTAGGCGCGCTGACCACCAATGCGTCGTCGGACACGGTCGTAGCCCAGCTGGCGCATGATATCGCCAACCCGCATCTCGTTGTTCCTGGTCATCTGGTACTTCTCAAGGCTGAGTGCCTTGGACATGAGTTCACTAGTCGAATGGTTCGAGCCGAAGCCGATAAGCCAACTCTCAATGACTTCGTGCCATGGGTCGTACTGGCGGAAATCGGATGACTGCTCTTCAAGCTCTTGCTCAGCCTCATTCTCAAGATACCACTTCTCGCCGTTCTTGAACGCAACGACGGCCTCTGCCCAGATTTGAGCGCGGTTGTTGACGGTCCACTCGGTATCGATCTTGCCTACTTGGACGGGCCAGTAGCGTCGAGATCCCGTCATGTCGGTGATGAACTCACCCTTGTTGGTGGTTCCACAAAACACCGTGTGCCGCTTCAGCGTGATGGTCATGCGTGCATACGGCAACCTGAACGTGTCGTCCTGGGCCGACAAGAATGCTTTCGTGGCAGAGTTGTGGGCACGTCTGATTGAGTCGAGCTCAGCCACCTCATAGATCCACGCTCTGTGAATCTGCATGTAGGCGTTGGATGAACCGATGTCCATGGGCGTATCGCAGAAGTACTCGTCTGAGGCGAGCAACCTGAAGGTCGTGCTCTTCTTCGAGCCCTGTGGTCCAACTAGGATAAGTACGCAGTCGGCCTTGGAGCCAGGCTTCAAAGCCCGCGCAATGCATTGGATGAGCCACCTACGTCCCATCTCTCTATTGAGCTTGCTATCTTCAGCCCCAACAGCGCGCACCAACCACTCATCCATTCGGGGAGTGCCATCCCAAGAGATTTCATTGAGCCACTCGGTCAGCGGGTTTCGCCCGTTGTCCTCTGCAACCAGTCCAACTGACTCGATGATGCAGTCAGTAGTGAAGTGAACGCCGTAGTGGCGGTGCATCCACTGCTTGATCCTGGTGGCATCCGTATCCTTAAAGTCTCCATCATCAAACGTGATGATGTTCCTGAAGGTGTCCAGCCAGATGCGTGTCTTCCAACGACGGTCGTACTTGAAGATTGTGATGAGGTTTGGGACCGACCCAACGATCTTGTCGGTTCCATCCCTTGTTGTGGTGATTTCCAGTCGAGAGAGTACGCCACCTTCTGGTCCAGCCTGCTCACCCTTCTTGTGGGCTTCCTTTGCGGCTTTCAGTAAGTGGGAGAGTGTCGGGGCATCAGGCGCACCTGAGAGTACTTGATCAAGGTCGGGCACCATCGCCTCCATCGAGTGGAAGGCGGTAGCATGCCCGTGGACTCAGCTGCATCTGGATCGTGTTCGCGTACTCATCGCCCTTCTGATCGGGGTCTGTGCCAACGTAGATATCGATGTCATCAGGGATGTTGAGCTTCCCTGCGCTGCTGAAGGAGCCAGAAGTCCCGCCAAGAATGGCCAGGCGTAGCGAGTCCTTCTCTGCTTCTGCGACAACCTTCAAGAAATCAGTGATGCCCTCGACGAACAGAACCCCATCGAGTTCCTTCGCTTCACCCTTCATCATCTTCACAGCATGCCGGTTGGGCATGAACAAGCCACCAGCCTGAAAGCCGCTCGGCCAGAGGGTCTTGGGCGCTCCATTCGTTTGAGTGACGGCGCGAGCATGAAGACTACAGAAGAGGCCGCTGGCATCAAAGGCAGGGACAATCAGCCGCCACATCATGCTCCTCCCTCCAGGCCACCACCGTGGCCAATCGTAGTCACGTCTACTTGGAGTAACGCGAGCCACACCCGTTCGGGCCAGTGCCTCAAGATTTAGGTTCCTGCCCTGCAGGAACTTGAGTACAGCATCATCCTTGGGAATCTCATGCAGCCTGAAGGACTTCTTCCAGAGCGCATGCACCTCTTTGATTGGTGGCCGTTGGCTCTTGGGCTTCTTGTTGTTCGTTGGCTTCATTGGCTCGAGGCTCTTCTTGGCTTCGAACCATTCTCGCACTTGATCGCGAGCGTGGTCATTCGCGTCCTTGAAGCTACGACAACAGTGGGCATACGAGACTAGATCTATCCCTGAACCGCCGTGCCCACACTTGTGGCACTTCCACCCAAGGTCATCGCGCCTTAGACCAATCGGCCCACGCTTATCGGTGCTTCCACGCTGCTCTGCACCACACTGGAAACATGGCCCGAAAGACTTGCTTCTGCCTGGACTCAGTCCTAACTTCTGCGCTATTTCTGATACTGCAATCGACTCTACTTGATTCATCCACACTGTTGCTTCTCCGTGGTGTCATGACGACGTTCAGGCTGCTTTGATTTGATACCTCACTTGCTGGTCATGAGTAACTAGCACCGACATCGAGATGCCCGCCTCAGTTTGAGCTCGTGCTGCGTATCGAACCAGAGTGTCCAATGTCGTGGGGGGGCGCTTGCCGTTGAGCACTCCCCAGAGGTGAGTGTGTCCGCATCCCATGATTCTGGCACACTCGCGATAGCTTCCACCAATCTCATCTACCAGGGCCTTCAAAGCCTTAGTGGTATCAATTACCAGCGGTGCAGTGTCTGTACTCATCATGTCTCCCTTTTGGTGTTCTCACCGTAGGCCACAGGCCAGATGATGTCAAGACGATGAAGACACCACATCTTGTGCGTAGTCTTTTGCGGGCGCAGTCGCGCTTATTTTGATATGATACCAACGATGCATCATTTCATTTGATGGGAGATTCGACATGGCGTTGAAGGTTTCAGGGTATAGTTCGACTTCGCTCACCCACAAAATCGTTGAGCAAAGTACGGTTACTCAGACTGCAGACGTGGACGTGCTTGGGACTTCTGGCACTCTCCACTCCTGCACCCTATTGAATTCGCACAGTGCGATTGTGTACATCAAGTTCTTTCTAACGACCGGCGAGTACGCCGCAGGTGTGACTGAGCCGGACTTGATGTTCCGGCTTCCGGCGACTACAAGCAGGCAGCTTGATTTCCCTGCTGGGCTTGAATTTAGTCAGCTGACTTTCTGGGCCAATGATGGCGCAGCAACAAATGATACCGACTCTCCTGGCGGAACCGTTGCCATCACCGCTGTTTGCTCGTAGGAGGGCACCATGGCTGTAAACACAAGTACCGTATCAGATCCCATCTACACCACGGTTGTTGTCGATACTCAGTCCGACACCACTCTCGAGGACTTCAACGACGCCGCCACAACGCTTTACATGCTTGAAGGCGCAAACCCAAATGAGAAAGCTGTTTGGTCGAGAATCATCTGGGCGAACAGCGGTACGACTTCGACTCAGCACGACATGATTCTGTACTTTCCTGCCAACAGCGTCACTCACTACGTCTTTGGTGGTGGCTTTCAAATCCTCACAGGCCTGCGCATTTGGACTTCGACCGAGAAGGGACTGGGTGGTGGGTCGATCACGTTGAACAGCCCGACCTCAAAGGTAACTCTCCGCATGGCGTTCAAAGACACCTGATTCCTGAAAGATCATCTCGTCTGGCCACAGTTCACTATTGGACTTGTTTGGCCCACGCCCCACCTTGATGAATCCTCGCTGTTCAAGACTCACTACTGCATTAAAGATGGCACGGTAGAGCTTGCCACGCTCCGTCCCTTGCGTGTTGAGGTCTTCGGTGATGGTGTTGATCGTCTCATTGCCTGGCTCTGACACGATATAGGAAAGGACTACTCCCCTTAGGGAGTCTTGCTTGACCCACGACATGGTGTTTCTCCTAGATGTCTTGGTATGTAAGGGGCTTGGTCTTCTCGCAACTCTTGAGCTCGCAGTACCTAAGCACCTCAGCGTCAAAGTAGTAGATGCGAAGCGGCCCGTGCCACGTTGGTCGGTACGTCTGGATCTCTGTGCCTTCATTGAGGCCAGGACACGGCAAGGTTGCCTTGCAGTAGAAGACCCCATTGGAGGCTTGGACCCAGTATTCAAGACCTTCTACAAGCTCTTCATCAATCCTGTAGGTGTAGATCTTGCCGTCGTGGTCCCCAGCTGTAGCCAAGGACATCAGCAGTAGTAGTGTCATGTTGCTTCTCTTGTTGCTTAGTCGAACAACACCTGCTCGACCTTGTTGGTGATTGCTTGGGTGGCCTTGTGCATGCCATACATGGCCGCTGGCCTGGACCACAGACGTGAGAGCAGTTTCCACTCTCGTGAGTAGTCAATCCAGTTGTTCTCAGGCTGGTACAGTTGGGCGTGCGGGATGCACCCAATCTCCCAGACCTTCTCCAGTCTCTCGGTAGCCTTCTTGATTGTGTCGTTGCCAAAGCCAATCAGCGTGTACGACCGCAGTTTCTTCCGGGGGAAGTCCTTGAGAACTTCTCTCGCCTTAGCGAGGTCTCGGACGGCCAATGCGGTATCAGCTGCCAAGAAGAGTTGGCCCAGCCGGATGGTCTTCAGTTGCTCTGCGAACCATGGGTTTACCAGGCGGGCATCAATCCCACCTGCGAACTGAATGGGGTGCGGCTGGGTCCTCAGCATCTCGAAGACCCCCGCTTGGTGCTCCTGGCTGGCCTGCAGGAAGTTGTTGTCCTGCACAATCCACCCTGGCGGGTAGTCATCAAACTCAGACAACAGGCCTTCAGTGGCAGGCACCCGGCACCATGGACACTTCCGATTGCATCCTCGAGTAGTGAAAGTCACCCCAGGCTTGATGTACTTGCCCGGAATGAACTTCCCTTCTGGACTATCGAGTGCTGGTCCACCCATCTTGACTACTGGGTACAATGCTCCCCAAGCGCGCTTCAGCCGCTCTGAATCCTTGATGTCCCATGTGAACGTCACTGAAATGTGGACCTCTGAGACATCCTCAACACGGGGGCGGAACAGCGGGGGATCTCCGATGAACGCAAGGTTGTCTCGTGGCGTGTGAGAGTTGCGCCGTGGGAACACGCGGATGATTGGCTTGTCTGTCATGATTTCTCCAAGTGGCTGGGGCGGGTGGACTCGAACCACCAACCTTCCGGGTAACAACCGGATGCGCTGCCAGTTGCGCTACACCCCATTTTGGTTCTTAGAACGGAATGCTCTCGTCTGGCGTGTGGCCCGACTGCGGCTGAGTCCGTGGTGCTGACTGACGCTCAGCGCCGTTGTCAGGTCGGGTCATGAACTCCACGCGGTCGGCAACGATCTCAGTGCTCTTGCGCTGATTGCCGTCCCTGTCTTCGTACTGCCTGGTCCGAATCTTACCCTCGACTGCAACCTTGGAACCCTTGTCCAAGTACTGCTCGCAGTTCTCAGCCTGCTTGCCGAAGACCACAACGGTGTGCCACTCAGTGTGGTCCGCCCAGTTGTCTCCATCCTTGACCCGCTCATTCGTGGCGACCCGTAGATTAGTGATCGACAACCCAGACTTGGCCTGCTTGAGTTCAGGCTTCTGGCCCAAGTTCCCGGTGATGATGACTCGATTCATACTCGTTTCTCCCATTTAAGTTTTACTTGTGTTGGATGGAGGTCTACTCTCGGTCGGTCTTTGCGGCTCCAGCTGCCTCCACCAGCCTGGCCAACCAAATCGTATCCAGAGGCCTTGAGCGAAGTCCCGCCCTCCTCTGGCAATGTGTACGTGACAACCCGTCGATACCCCAAGGCACGCGCCGCTCTCCATGCTGCGCCATACAGGCACGAGCATGCATTCGGACAACCATCGGTAGCGACCCGCGTAATCTCAAGGGTCCACCCATCGTCCAGCATCCGTGCAATCGGCCTGCCTACCATCGCAACACCACGGATCTCGTTGGCCTCATCTGCCACAGCAACAGAGAACTTGGCGCTGATGCTGGGCTTGTGGTGCCTATGGTGCTTGTCGATGTACTCCTTTGCCTCAGCAAAGGTGATCGGCACGATGGTTAGCTTTGGTTGTTTCTCTCTCATCTTTGTCCATGTATCAACGATTCAGGGGCGTTGCCCTCGGCAGTCTCCGTCATGATCCCTTTGATGTCTTCCATGGGCAGTTCCACGGTGAAGGTACTGAACGGGCACTGGGTACATTTCCGAATCCTGACGACGAAGTCCTGCGTGTACCACCCGACCATCGACTGAGCTCGCTTCATCTCCCAGCCTCGGCCTGGCGTAGCCATGCTCCTCGAGGCCGTTACTCTTGTCTTCGCACTGCATTGTGGGCACATCATTTCACCGTTCCGCCATCATAGGTCTTGCACGTTGCAGCCAAGTTCCCGATAGAACTTCGCCCGCTTCTTATGTGCGTAGTACGACGGCTTGCTGTTATCGACCAAGTCGATCACCATGGGCGTCTTCTTGTTGTTTGCAGTCCGCATGATTCGACCGATGCGCTGCTGAATACGACCCATCGCCTTGGTCGGCGTGGTGAGAACCACAGTGTCCAGACCAGGAAGGTCCAGCCCCTCGTCGGCTACCGTCGTCGCAAAGATGGCCTTGACCTCTCGTCGGTCAGCTGCACCAATCACTTCGGCTCGCTGCTTCTTGGTCATCTTCCCAACCAAGGCTGCAGCACTCATGCCACGGTTAGCCACCCGCTCTGCCATATCAATGCAGTGCTGGACCCGGTCGGACAGTATAAGGACTTGGCGACCCTCCCCGATGAGGCGCTCAACCATTTCCAGAATCTGGTCGTTGCGGATCTCGTCGTCGCACATCCTCGTAATGAGCTTGGCCCAGTCCATCTTCCCTGGAGGTGACCAGCGCGTGCGCGTGAAGTGAACCTCAGGAGCGAGCACACGGCCCTCCTCGATGAGCTTCTGGGTCGTGATGCGGTACAGCGCCTTGCCGAAGTGCCAGTACAGGATGTCACTCAGACCATCCGCACGGTCAGGTGTAGCCGTCAGTCCAATGCGAATCTTCGCAGGCATCGACATCATCACCTGGCTGAAGGTGGTCGCTGGGACATGGTGAGCCTCGTCTACGATGCACATCCCGAACTGCTTGCCCCACTCATGGAGGTCTTCCCATCTCTCCTTGATGAGAGACTGGAACATCGCGATAACGATCTGCCCAGAGTCGTCGCGCTTGCCGCCACCGTACAGGGTGACGTGGGGCTTGTCGCCCTCATGGGTCACCAACTGCATCTCAAGCCGGTCCTTCCACTGCTCTGCGAGGTCATGCGTGTGGACCAGCACGATGGTCTTGGTGTTGAATCGAGTCATCGATGCCAAGC